TCATCCATGAGATGTCCACCGAGAACGCAATGCTTGATCTGCTCGATGGCGCGCGGCGTGTTGGTCTGCCGGTAGAGGTGGGGGAAGACCCCGATCCGGTTGACGTGGCGGTGCAGGTGTGGCTGCAAGCGCCTGCGGTGCTGGAAGAGTTGCACCAAATGCACCAACTGGACCGCCCGCGGGGCTTCATCCATTTTGTGACCGACCGGAAGCCGGACCCGTCATTCGACGGGCCGACCGCCGAGGCGATGACCGATCTTGAAGCCGAATTGGCGGACTGGTTCTTTCACGCGAAACGCGGGCGGCATGCCAAGGTGTGGATGTATCGGCGGCCAGGGGAATACTGGTTCCTCGTGCGGCACGGGCTCGCGAGCAAGCGCCAGGAGGTGGTATCAGCGAGCGGGGCCGATACGCTGATCTTCCGGCCCGGCGAGTACGACGTGCTCGTCTACAACCGGAAGCGAGGCGAATTGCGGGTCCACGGCTGCAACCCGCGCGAGGTCGAGGTGCTGCGGACGCTCTTCGGGAAACACATCTTCTACGACAAGGATTTCTTCCCGGGCGGGGCGAAGTTCACGCTGGCCCCTCTGGTGAGAGACGGCCGGGCCTGCCTTGCTTGCGCTGACGTTACAGGCATTGAGGACATCCTGTTGACCGAAGTTCAGATACTGGCTGCGTCCGGGAACGAGTGGCTTCGTTCGACGCACCATGCGTCGGACCTGTTCACCGCGATAGAGACTGAGCGCGTGTTGCTGCCGGACGCCGAAAGCCTGGTTCGCGCCAGCTTCCTGGTGCGGTTCAGCGACTCGAAGAAGCGACGGACAATCAAGATTCTCGGGAGCAACAGGCTGAGCGTCGTTCGGGATGGAGACACCGCCCTGATGGAGCGGTGGCTTGATGCGCGAGGGTTCATTCTGAAGCGGAGCGCCGATGAGCAAGAACCGCAAGGGGTTTTGGCCAGCGCTTGAGCGCCTGGCGGGCGGCGCGGTAACGGTTGAATGGCGGGGTGAACTCGGCCCTGACGCCGAGAGAGCGTGGCCCCTGTTGCGGCCCGCAAATCGCCTGGCGTCAACTTACCCTTGCACGAATGTCCTGGGCTGCGAGTGCCCGCACCGGATCGAGGAACTGTCACCCGGCTGCTGGCTGGCCGTGCCCGGCCCTGATGAGGGTTGCGCGCCGATACCGCTGAAGCGTGAGGACTTGATTGTCTTCGAGGTGGACACGGCGGCTCTGTGTCGGGGAATTGCCGCGTGCTTGAACCTCGACGGGTGCATGAACCGGGCAGTTGCCGGCGCTCGGGCGGAGCGGATCGGGAGATTCGGGCCTTCGGGGTTGGGGGTCTATCTGATGTTCCCTGGCGACAGCGCGCGAATGATGCGCGAGGTTGACCGCCTGTTCAATGCCCACCCTGACCCGTTCGTGTTGTTGACGCCGACGGGGATCCACTGTTCGGGTGATGTTGAATCATGCCTGCGACGACAAATGTGCATGCACATTGCGCTCCGGGACATCATCGACTTGGGGTCAAACGGAAGGCCCGTGGCTAAACCGTCGGCGGAACCGTTGTTCGCCGAGTTCGCGAATCGGATCGACCGCCGACGCCTCGCCGACCCAAGCCAACAGGCACTTCGCCGCCACTTCGATGACAGATTCGACCGAGTCGAGCGCGGGGTCGAGCGAATTGGCAACCACGTTCGCGACCTGGAGGCCGAGAACGCCGTGCTGAAGCGGCATCTGGCAGATGCCTTGGTACAAGTTACCCGGCGCGTCGAACCGGAGTTCTTTCTGTGGATTCTTATGGTACTCGGCAAGGGCTCGGTCAACGGCGTGGCGCGTGACCTCGGCCTCAGCGGTTCGACATTCGATGACCGTCTGAAGAGGTACGCCGAAAAGGGCGGTCTTCACCGCACCCTCTATGACCTTATTACGGTTCGGCGGAAAGGCCTCGGACGCACGTCGATCGAGGGATTCAATGAGATGTTCCTGGGCCACCAGGCGCAGGCCGGGACCGACCAAGATGACATCCTCCGCCGGATACTCGACGGGCTTGAAGCGCTGAACCCAAGGAACTTCCAGCCGATGGTCCGCGAACTCATCGAGATGGTCGAGGAGCATCTGCCGGATGGGTAGCCGGAAGATCGCCGGAAACACCCGAAATCTTCCATCTCGTTGATCCGCAGGGGATACCGTTGACGGTTTCCCCTTTTTTGTCCCGTTTTCCGGAAACCGGGGCTGTTGGTGAGAGCAAGTGGAAACCAGCCCTCACCAACATGAGCAAACGAGTCAAACACCGGAACCAGGAAAAGGAGCGTCCGAAGGACGACCCGCGCTTCCAGCAACTGCTGGCCGCCGCAAGCGAGGGGGATGAGAACGCCATCGCCGACCTCTGGCGTGAGTTCGGTTTTCGATTCGGGGAGGACCAGCCGTGATCGCCCTCGAAGACATCGTCCAGGCGGCGCTGTTGGCCCCACCCGACCGGAAGAAGGAAGCCCTCCGCGTCCTGCGCGGGGAAGTTCCTCCGGCGGACGCAACCCCTTCACTCCCGCCGCTCGAACCGTACCTGACCCTCAAGGAAGTCGCGAAGCGGTTGGGTCTTGACCCCAGCACGCTCTGGCGTTGGCAGGTCCCCGGCCATGACCTCGGCGGCCGACGGCGGTTCCGGTTGCACGAAGTCGTAGCCTACCTCGAAAGCGAACTGTTCAAGAGCCGGGTGTCGGCACTCCGCGCAACTCGCCGGACGGCCAAAGGCACCACGCCGTAACTCTTTCGGCGACGGCCTTGACCGGCCTGACCGACGCCGACACCCACACCACCCGGCCGAGAACAACCACGCAGACGCACTATGAACGAGACGCAAACGCAGCAGAAAGACCCCATCCACTGGCCGAACTCACTCCGCAACCTCGCCCTCGGACTTTGGGCCATGGCCACGTACGTCGCCCTCCTGGGCGGTATCGCCTGGCTGGCCGTGGCCGCGGGCGATCCCAGCCCCAGGATGGTCGCCACCCTGGCCGTCATCGGCACCACCTTCGCCAACCTGATTCTCTTTGCCGCCCTCGAACGCGGCAACCGTGACTGAGAACTCCAAACCTCAACAAGAAAGGAACACAGCCCTATGGCAATCCTGCAACAACCCACCAATCACACGAACCCCTTCGCGGAGAAGATCGGCGACGCCCTGGCCCCCGCCGGGACGTTCATCGCCACGATCGCCGACATCCATGACGAATTCGACGTCGTGCGGCAGAAGTACCAATCGACCGAGACCGAGAAGGTCGATCTCACCACGTTTCTCTTCGGCTTCCGCGACGCGGCCGGCAATCCCCACCGCGTGGCCTCGCGGCGGATGAAGATCAGTGGCAACGAGAAGTCGGCCCTCTTCGGGTTCCTCAAGTCCATCCTCGGCAAGGCTCCCAGCTACGGCTGGGACTACATGAGCCTGAAGGGCGCCAAGGTCTTGTTGACAGTCGAGCACGTTCGGCGGCGTGACGGCAGCGGCGTGTTCGCGGCTATCGCCTCGCTGTCCCCGGTCCCTGTGGGGTTCGTCCAGGCCGCGGGGCCGGCGCCTGCGGTTCAACCGGTGACCCAGCCGGCAGCCGCGGCAACGCTGCCTCGGCCGCAGCCCGTGCCTGCGCCCGCATCGCCGCCGCCCCCAGTGCAGCCACCGGCAGCCCCCAGCGTCACGCCGGCGGAGGACGACGAAGTCCCGTTCTGAGTATGGCCATTCTCACCAAGTCAAAGGTCCCGTCGGGCCACTGGTACCGGTCCGACGGGACTCCCGTTCACAAGCTGCCGACGGCTGACGGCCGCGGCGAACGGGCAACAACGATCGGCGACGCCCGGCGGCTCGGCCTCTACCCGAGCGTCACCTCGATTCTGGGCATCCTGGCCAAGCCGGGCCTCGAGAAGTGGAAACTGGACCAGGTTGCCCTGGCGTCCCTGCGCACGCCCAAGACGCCGAATGAATCCGTGGACTACTGGTGCACCCGGGTTCGGGATGTCGCCTTCGAGCAGGTCGAGGAGGCCGCCGACCTCGGCACGATGATCCACGGCGCGCTCGAACTGGCCATGGCCGGCGAGCCCTACGCCGATGACATGCGCCCCTACGTGGAGCCCGTTATGGCCTGGCGGCAGGAGGTCGGCATCCAGATCGTCGAGCGCGAGGTTAAGCTCGTCAACCGTGCCGAAGGGTTTGCCGGCACCGCTGACGTTCTCTTTCGCTTCGGCCGCAACGGGGTCGGGATCCTCGACTACAAGACCCGCAAGACCAAGCCGGGCGAAGAGGTCCTTTCCTACGACAACCAAGCGATGCAGTTGGCCGCCTACGCCGCCACCTACTGGGGCGAGGAGAACATCGGCCGCGTGCTGGCGGCCAACGTCTTCATCTCGACCACCGAGCCGGGCCGCATGGCTGTCGTCAAGCACCCGGACCCCAAGCGGGACTGGGAAGCGTTCAAGATGATCGCCGCGCTCTGGCGTTACCAGAAAGACTACGACCCCCGACAGCAGGCGGCGGCATGATCCCCGAAGCGAATATCATCACGCCCGAGGAATGGGCGTCGGGGTCGATCGGGGGTGTGGTCGGCGTCGATTTCGAGACGTTCTACACCGCCACCTACTCCGTCGCCGAACTCGGCCTCTGGGCCTACTGCCACGACCCGCGCTTCGACGCCTACCTGGTCGCCGTCAGCGACGGCCAGCGAGCCTGCGTCTGCGCCCCCATCAAGTTCCCCTGGGCCACCATCGCCGGCCGCGCCTGGGTCAGCCACAACCGCGACTTCGACCGCGCCGTGTTCGACCGGCTCCAGGAGTTGGCCTGGTGCCCCGAGATTGGACCGCGGGAGTGGCACTGTTCCGCCGCCCTGTGCGCTTTCCATCAGTTACCCCGCGACCTCGCCGGCGCGGTCAAGGCGGTGTTCGACCAGACCCTGGACAAAGCCCCGCGCGACCGAGCCCGGGGCCGGCACCCGAGCGAGGACTGTCTCCTTGCCGGCGAGATCAGCCGCTACGCCGCCCGAGACGCGTCGGCGACCCTGGCCCTATGGAATCACCTGGAACGCCACTGGCCACCGCCTGAGCGCCGCCTCTTCGAGCTCACCTCCGAAATGGGCCGTCACGGCCTGGCGGTGGACTGGAACTATGTCCGGGCCCGCCGGCTCGAACTCGAAGCGCTGACCGTCTCACTCGCCGACGCCCTGCCCTGGAAGCCCGCCGGGTCGGTCAAACAGTTCGAGGCGGCGTGCGAACGGATTGGCGTGCCCGCGCCCCCGTCCACGTCGAGCGCTGATCCCGGCTTCGCTCGCTGGCTCGAAAAGCACATCGACTCGGACGCGGCGACGTGGGTCCGGCACATGCAGCGGATGCGCTCGGCCAACCGGACGGCGAAGGTGCTCGAGTCGATGGAAGCCCGCCGGATGACCAACGGGCGGATGGCGTATGAGCTGCGGTACTTCGGCGCGAGCACCGGCCGGTGGTCGGGCGGCGGCGGTCTGAACCTCCAGAACCTGAACCGCAAGACCGCCGAGGGCGTGGACTTGCGCCGCGCCATCGTCGCCCCGCCCGGTCACGTCCTGGCCGTCGCGGATTACAGTCAGATCGAGAGCCGGGTGCTGCTCTACCTGGCCGGCGACACCGAAGCCCTCGCCCTGTTCCGCGATAACCCTGAGGCCGATGCCTACGAAATCCACGCCCGGCGCACGATGGGCTACGCCGAGCCCGAGTCGCTCAAGGCGTGGTGCGAGCGGACCGGGTCGAACCTCCGCCAACTCGCCAAGGCCCGTGTCCTGGGCCTGGGCTTCGGCTGCGGGTGGCGCAAGTTCATCGACGTGGCCCGAGTCATGGCCGGTCTCGAACTCACCGAGGACGCCTCGAAGTCGGTGGTCGAGGACTTCCGCAACTCGAACCCCCTCATCTGCCAGCTCTGGCAGCGGCTCGAAGACGCCTGCGAAGCTCGCGACGGCCGCCACTACGCGCTCCCGCTCCCCTGCACGCAGCACGCCCCGGCCCTGAAGCGTTTTATCCTCTATCGGGATGTGCATGTCTCGGATCGGGACATCACCGCCACGGTGGCCGGCGAGCGGGTCAAGGTGTACGGGGGGCTGATCGCCGAGAACTGGACCCAGGCCACCGCCCGCGACGTTCTCGCTTCCGCCTGGCTGCGGTGCGTCCAAGCGGGCTTCGTCCCCGTCCTGAGCGTCCACGACGAACTCGTGTTCGAACTCTCCGAAGCGACCGCCGAGGCCGACCTCGCCCGGATCATCACCACTCTCGAGACGCCCGTGCCCTGGGCGCTTCACCTTCCGCTCAAAGTCGAGGGCAAGCTGATGCCGTTCTACTCGAAGTGATCCCCTATGGCCTTCCTCTATCCCTTCTCCCAAAAGACCGCCGAACGCCTCCGCGCCATGCCTGGCCCCGGCGGCACGCATCGGTGGCTCGCCCAAGTCGCCAGCGGCCTGCGCCATCTACTGAGCGCCGACAAGTGCTTCGCTTTCCTGCGCCGGTGCTGCGATGACTTCGTGGTCCATCGCCCCGTGCCGGACGCCGAGATCGAAGCGGCGGTCGAGTTCGCCTACGCGGGCCGGCCCCTGGCTCAGGTCAATTTCGGCCGCCATCCGGTCGATTGGCCCGACCCCAACCCGGCGCTCATCGCCAAGGTCATCACCGACCTTCCCGCCGCCTTTGATGTCGAGCACGACACCGGCCTGGCCGCGAGCGATGTCCTCCCGCGCCTGTTCCGCCCTGGCGAGCTGATCTGTACCGGCCGGAACACCGAACGGGCGATGGTCCGGCCCCTCGAGGAAACCCTCGCCGACGCCGACTGGCTCCAGTTCATCGTGATCAACCCCATGCGGGAGCGCACCGCCCTGAACTACCGGGGCAAACCTTCGCCCCGTTGCCAGAACAACACCGGCCTGCGTCGGCACCTGGTCGCCGAGTTCGACGACCCGAACCTGATCAAGGCGCAGCAAGCCCGGCTGATCACGCAGTTGGGAACGTTCGTTCCGCTGGTCCTGGTGGTCGATTCCGGCGGCAAGAGCCTGCACGGCTGGTTCCGCGTGGACCGCTACAACGCCCGTGACCAGGTACGGTTCTTCTGCGTCGCCTGCCTCCTGGGCGCCGATCCCACCCGATGGGATATCTGCGGCTGGCTACGGATGCCCGGCGGCCTGCGCGTCATCGAGGGCGTTCCCGCAATCCGCCAGCGCATCCTCTACTCCAACCCGGAGGCCGCCCATGCCTGACGGCTCGCCGCTTCACGTCTTCCTGAACGGGTTCCTCGCCGCCCCCGACGCGGAGAACGTCGAGAAGGAGGCGGTCAAGATCGAGGCCCTGCCCGTGGTGCGACTCCTCGATGACCTGCGAACACCCCCAGCAACCAATGACCCCAGCGAACTCATCATGCACCGATTCCTCTACCGCGGCGGCGTCTGCCTGCTGCTTGGGCCGACGGGCGTCGGCAAGTCCTCCCTGCTGATGCAAATGGCCATCCACTTCGCCCTGGGCAAGCCCCTGTTCGGGATCACACCGGGGACGGCCTACCGCGAGCGCGGGATGCGCATCCTCCTCATCCAAGCTGAAAATGACGAGGGGGACTTGGCCGAGATGCGCGACGGCGTCCTGGCCGGCTGCGAACTGACCGCCGCCGAGAAGGCCCAGGCATCGAGCCGGATTCTGGTCTGCACGGTCAACGACCGGAGCAGTGACAAGTTCGCCCTGACCCTGGACGCGCTCCTGACCGAGCACGGCCCCTTCGACCTGGTGATGGTGGACCCCGCCTTCGCCTACCTGGGCGGGGACAGCAACAGCCAGAAGGATGTCAGCCGGTTCATGCGCGAGCTGCTGAACCCGCTCCTGCACCGGCATCAGGTCGGGATGGTCCTGGCGCATCACACCAACAAGCCGCTGCGGGGAAAGGAAAAGGACCACTGGGAGGCCGGGGACTACGCCTACCTGGGCGCAGGGTCCGCCGAGTGGATCAACCCGGCGCGGGCGGCCCTGGCCCTCCGGTCAATCGGTTCGGACACCGTCTTCGAGCTGCGGGCGCCCAAGCGGGGGAAGCGGCTGCGGTGGGAGGATGACGACAAGCAGCCGACCGTCACCCAGTTCATCGCCCATCACCGGGATGTCGGCGTCATCTGCTGGCGGAAGGCCGACCCGGCGGAGATCGAGGAATTGATGGCGGAAAACAAGGGCGGGCGTCCTCGGAAGATTAACCCCGCCGAGGTGCTCCACTGTATCGCCGCCGATGAGGGACGAAGCCAAGGCACCTACAAGGACCGGGGAAGCGCCGTCCTGGAATGCGCCCCCAGCACCGTCCAAGACTTGATCGGCCTCGCCATCCGCAAGGGGTGGGTTCGCTTCACCCAGGAGGGCAACCGGAAGCGTTACGCGCTCACCGAAAAGGGGCGTACCTACGCCTCGGAACACCCGTCCAGCCACAACTGGCATGGAGAATCACCAGAAACCACCTGAAACCGGTTTCCGGTCATAGGCAACTTGTTAAGCCAAAGCCACTTGCAACTCACGTGAAACGCCACACTCAACAACCAGTTTCCAATCGACCGGAAACCCCGCCCCCTATAAGGGGGGGCGGGGGTTTCTGGTCATTCCGAGAATGAAGGGCCTTTCCCCAACTCAGAGGACGCTTCGAGCGTTGCGCGAACAGGGCCTGGTCTGCGCCATCGTCGAGAAGTGGAACCCCTACGGCGGACCTCACGGTATCCGGCAGGACCTTTTCGGCATCATCGACGTGCTCGCCCTCGACCCCCAGCGCGGCGTCATCGGCGTCCAGTCCACCGGCCAGGACTTCGCCGGCCACTTCCGTAAGCTGACGGAAGAGCGACCGCAGGAATGCCTCGACTGGCTTTCGACGCCGGGCACCGTGCTCGAGCTCTGGGCTTGGCGCAAGGTTAAGGCCCTGCGGGGCGGTAAGCTCCTGATCTGGCAGCCCCGCGTCCGCATCCTCACCGCCGTCGACTTCCAGCCCCAAACCCAGGAGAACCCGACGTGAAGGAAGAGTTCGATGAGAAGTTCATGGCGGAGAACCGCGACCCGCTCGACGCCCCCGACCAGGGCTTCGACTGGCAGCTGCTCTACCAGCGGCTGAATGAGGACGCGACCAGCGGCGAGAATGACCAGCGGATGTCCCAGACCGTCATCCGCCTGCTTCAGATGCTGCTGCCGATGTCCAGTCGCCGCATTCAGCCCGAGTCCCTCGGCCTGCGCTTGATCGCGTTGGCTTGGGTCTTGAGCCCCGGCTACTTCGAGGGCAACCCGTCCGTCCGTCGGCTCGCCCGCCGCTGTGGGGTGCGGATCGCCGCGCTGGCCAACTACACCGGTTACTACAGCCGCCTGCTGCGGTGGCGCAACCGGGGTCAGCGCCACGCCTGGAATTGGCTGCGTCACGGTACGCCCGTCCGGCGAGGTGCGAAGGCCAGAAACAAGTTGAAGCGTAACGTTCCCGCTTCGGGTGAAGGGCAGAAGGCCGACACGAATCGGGGCAAGGCGACGGGTGCCTCGCGGCGCGAGAGCACGCCGCAGCAACCCGATGGCGGTGTCGCCCCTGTCCCGACGACAAAACGCACTAGAACCGGCAAAGAATGATCGAGACCGCCCAAAGAACAGCGCTGGCCCTGCGGGGAAGGAATCTTTTCGCCGCCCCCGGTGGCCAGCAGGTATCGCGCCAGCCCCGACAATGCGTATGAACGACCGAAAAACAAAAAAACGCGCAGGAGTTCCGCCAGATGCCTCGAAACCCCAGGTAAACTGCGCCTTCGACGAGCTGGTCCCGCTCGAAAAGCTGGTCCCGAACCCCCGAAACCCGAACCAGCATCCGCAGGCGCAGGTCGCGCTCCTGGCCAAGGTGATCGCGCACCAGGGGTGGCGCTCGCCCATCGTGGTGTCGCGACGCTCGGGCTTCATCGTCTCGGGCCACGGGCGATACGAGGCGGCGAAGGTCCTCGGGCTGACGCAGGTGCCCGTGGACTTCCAGGACTTCGCCACCGACGCCGACGAGTGGGCGCATCTGGTCGCCGACAACCGGCTGGCGGAACTCGCCGAAGCGGACGCGGGAGCGTTGAAGGAACTCCTGGGCGAACTCAAGGCGGCCGACTTCGACCTCGACCTGGCGGGCTTCGACGCTGACGCCCTCGCGGGTCTCTTGGCCGATCCGCCCGAGCCGACGCCGCCCGAGGACTTCAAGGCCGTCGACGAGAACCTGCCCACGGACTTCGTCTGTCCCCGCTGCAAGTACGCCTGGAGCGGCAAGCCGTCGTGAGCGCGTCCACACCCAATGCCGAACTCGCGACCCTGCGTCGGGCCATCGACGGAATCGACGATGCCCTGGCCGGACTGCTTGCGTGCCGCGTCTGCCTCTCCCACCAGGCACAGGCGTTCAAGGTCAGGGCTGGTGCGCCAGCCAGAGACCACGACCGCGAGGTCGAAATCCAACACCGCTACGAGCAGCGCTGGTGCGGCGCGTCCGTCGTGGCCCGAGCCGTCCTCGCCCTCTGCCGTGAAGACTGAGAAGCCACCCTACCGCGTGCCCAGCATGGCCGAGATCGCCGCCGTGCCCGACAACGGCCTGCGGATCGTCTCGACCTTTAGCGGCTGCGGCGGATCGTGCCTGGGCTATCGGATGGCGGGCTATCGCGTCGTGTGGGCGAACGAGTTCATCCCCGCCGCGGCCGACACCTATCGGGCGAACCATCCGACGACTCCGCTCGACACACGCGACATTCGGAAAGTCCAGCCGGAGGAGATCCTCGAAGCGACCGGGCTCAAGGTGGGCGAGATCGATGCCGTAGAGGGGTCGCCGCCCTGCGCTTCCTTCAGTACCGCTGGTAAGCGCGAGAAGCACTGGGGCAAAGCGAAGCCCTACAGTGACACCGTCCAGCGGGTCGACGACCTCTTCTTCGAGTACATCCGCCTGGTCAACGGCCTGCGCCCGCGCGTGTTCGTCGCCGAGAACGTCAGTGGCTTGGTGAAGGGCGTGGCCAAAGGCTACTTCCTCGAGATCCTGGCCAAGCTGAAGGCGTGCGGCTACCGGGTCGGGTGCAAGGTCCTCGACGCCCAGTGGCTCGGGGTACCGCAGGCCCGGCAGCGGACCATCTTCATCGGCGTGCGCCAGGACCAGGGCCTGGAGCCGGTCTTCCCGAAGCCATTGCCCTACCGCTACAGCCTGCGCGAGGCGCTCCCCTGGATCGTGCGCGGCAAGTACGGGCCGGCGTGGAAGGCGGCCGATGCGCCCAGCCCCACCGTCAGCGCCGGACGGTCCTATAACCCAGCCACCAGCCACCAGGGCCTCGAACTGGTCGAGGCGAAGGTCATCCAGGGACCGCAGGGGAACGGGTGGGCCGAGGGCAAGGACCTGACCGACGGCCCGGCCCCCGCCGTGCTGGCGACACAGACGCAGTCGATGCTCGTCCAGGCGCGATTGAAAGGCGGGACGGGCGCGGCCTTCGATGAGAAGGGGCGGGAGTACGACCTTGACCAGCCTTGCCCCACGATCCTGGGAACCAAGCCAAACCAGTTCGAGGTCGACATGAGCCGCTTCGCCATCAGCCGGGAATGGGACAAGCTCAAGCCCGGCCAGGCGTCGGACAAATACTTCAACCTGGTGCGCCCGCATCCCGACCAGCCCTGTCCCACGATCTGCGCGGCCCACGGGCATCCGGGCATTGCCTCCGTCACGCATCCGACCGAGAAACGGAAGCTGACCATCGCCGAGTTGAAGCGCATCTGCGCGTTCCCCGACGACTTCATTCTGACCGGCACCTACTCGCAGCAGTGGGAACGGCTCGGGCGGGCGGTCCCGCCCGTAATGTCGTTCCAGATCGCACGCACCATCCGCGATGAAATCCTCACTTGAAATCCCCAGGCACTGGACCTTCCGCAGCCGTGCGGTCGCGCGACACTTCGACCAGCACGTGCGCACCGAGTTGCCCTGGTACGATCTGGCCACCAACGCCGTCGCCCACTTCGGGCGGCACTACATCCCCCGGGGCGGGGTCGTCTACGACATCGGCGCGTCGACGGGGAACATCGGCCTGGCGCTCAAGGAAACGCTCGACCAGCGCGCGGCGCACTTTGTCGCCATCGAGGAGTCCCGCGAGATGGCCGACCGCTACCAGGGTCCGCCCGAGTTGGTCGTGGCCGACGCGGTGACGTTCGATTACGAGCCCTTCGACTTCGCGGTCTTGTTCCTGGTGCTGATGTTCCTGCCGGTCGATACCCGGACCGCGTTCCTGCGTCGGCTCCAGGGCCTCACAAAGCCCGGCGGCGCGCTCATCATCGTCGACAAGATCCAGATGCCGCCGGGCTACGTCGGCACCGCGTTCAGTCGGCTCACCCTCCAGCAGAAGCTCGCCGTGGGCGCGAAGCCCGATGACATCCTGCGTAAGGAACTCTCCCTCGCCGGTTACCAGCGCCCGCTCGATCCGGCGACGCTGCCCGATTCCGCCCGGTCCTTCTTCCAGGTCGGCGAGTTCAAGGGCTGGGTCGTTGAAGCGGCGGAAGTCCGTGTTCGCGGGCGATCCGCTCGACCGATTCCCTGAGGCCATGAAAGCCAACGCCCGGACCGGCAACAGCCTCCAACGACCGCAGCGTGATCGAGTGCTGGCTGCGCTCCCTTCGGTTCAGGACTCCGGCGGGAAGCACGTAAAACCGCCACTGCTCCACATCCAAGGGGTCCACGGTCCGCTTATCCCGATGCGCCAGCAGGGCGAACACGTACACGTCCGCGTGGCGCTTCACCTCCGGGTTGTATTCCCCGCGCTGGGCGTTCCAGCCCTGGTGCCGGGGCACCCGGAACGCGATCACCGACAGCTTCTTCTGCCCCCAGCTCTGCAGGTACGCGGCCGATTTCACTTCGATCTTGAGCCCCCCGTCGCTGGCGAGGTCGAACGACCCCCATTCCTCACGGACGCCCTCGGTCGAAATCCCCAGCGCCCGCGCCACCAAGTACTCCGCCAGTACCCCCCGGGCGGTATTCTCCAGCAGGTCCGACGCGCTCCATCGCCAGAAGTCCAAGACGCTAAAGTCCTGCGCCTCGCCGCCGGCATGGAATTGCTCATTCCCGCTCCGCTTCGGCGGCTCGATCTTCTCCAGGTCCAAGTTCATAACCACCCGCAAACTCGCATAAACGCGTCTACGCGCCAATGCGCGAACCGTCGCCCCTTCACCGCCGCCAGTTCCCAAGGACACTGCCATGTCTGACACCGGCACGATCGCCCCCGCCCAGCTCGTCCGGCTCTCGGGCCTGACCGAACGCCGCTTGCGCGAGCTCGCCGCCGAGGGCTGGTTCCCCAAACCGGTCAACGGCCAGTATCAGCTTGTCCCGACCATCCAGGGCCTCCTGCGCTACTACCGCGAGCGGGAGCAGTCCCGCGTCATGCTCGATGCCTACGACAGCATCGGCGCGTGCGCCGCCGCCACGGGCATCCCACTCTCGAC